CCATCGAAGTCAGGTCCAGGAGCCGGCGGCGGGCGCCCCAGGACTGTCGGGTCGTGTGGCGATTTGGCAACTAGTGGTTCCCGTCCAGACGGAGGACACTAGCTGCAAAACACTATCGTGGCAGAATGGAACGGGCGGCGGCCATATATGTAGGTGAGGACGATGGCCAGGAGGTCAGCGTCTCTGTCGCGCCATGTTCGGCCCCAGGAGCACTATCGGCCCTTCACCCTCACGTTGGATCTTGCGGCACTCCGGATGGTGGTCACCATCCGGCGGCCTCTACTGGGCAGGGGTGCTGGGCGTGAGCAAACTCAGCGCCTGGCTGTCCTGGCCGGGGCACGGGCGCAGGGGGCTCTCCCCGCTGTGCTGGAGATGTTGCACCGCCATGGCTTCTCCCTCTCCCGCCTGGAGGAGAGGGGCCGGGGTCGCTTCCGCTTGGACGAGGCCCTGGGGGCGCGTATTGTCCTTCTCCTGTGGGCCATGGCCTCCGTCCAGAAGCCCAGCCGCTGGGCGCTTCTACGGGCAGGCATCGCCGAGATGGGAGACGAAGAGGTTATCTACTGGTATGCCAAGGCCGCTCGCAAGGGAGCGGCGGCCATTAGGGCCTTGCGGTTAGTTTTGGCGGGCGCGTGAAAGGAGTCTCCGCCCCCTCTTCATCTCTCTGTCACGTCATTCAATAGCGCAAGAACAGCCGCCTTTTGTATTGCAGGCAGAGGGATGTTGCTGAGGTCAATGCCACCACTTACACCCAGAAACTCTATGCCTACCACGGCGCCGTTAGCAGAGTAGTCGATGAGGCGGTGGTCATCTAGCTCACGGTTGTAGGCCACGGGCTGGTCGCTTAGATACACGTAAATGGCGTCGGCGGTTGGCGAGTATTTGGCGTCTGGGCGAAACCCGCTCATGGGTGCACCTCCTATTATGATAGGCGGGCAATACCTTCTGCCACATCATCCAGAGCCAGATGGGTATAAATCTGCGTGGTGGCGATGGAGGCGTGGCCCAGGGCCTTCTGCACGAGCCGGATGTCGTGCGTGGCTCGTAGCAGGCGAGTGGCCATGGTGTGGCGCAAGGTATGGGGGTGGGCCTTGTAGCGGGGGATGCCGGCCTCCTGGCACAACCGCTCGATCAGGTACTGCAGGGCCCTGGTGGTGATGGGTCTGCGGGGGTTGCGAGGCGATGGGAACACGTAGGGGCTTCGCAAAAGCGACGTTTTGCGAAGTCGCTCCAGCGCCTCCAGCACCCGCCGGTGCGCCGGCACCACCCGGTCCTTCCGTCCTTTTCCCATGCGCACCCAGATGGTGCCTGCCTCCACGTCCTGCCAGCGCAATTTGGCCACCTCGGAGACGCGCAGCCCGGCGTAGGCCATCAGGGTCACGATGGCGTAAGCACGGGCGTCCTCTTCGGCGACGGACAGGAGGCTCTCTAGCTCCGTCTCCGTCAGGATATCGGGCAGGCGTTTAGATGAGCGTGCCATAGTAGAGGCGCTTGGCGCGACGGAGGCGGCTCAGCACGCCCTCGCCAGACTCCCACTCTAATTTGCGGAACCAGCCATCCCAGGCCAGTTCGCGGTCCCGCAGGCGCAGCTCCTGGAAATGAGGTTTCCGTGGCGGTGGCTCAACTGGGAGGTAGCGCTCGGCGTGGCAGTGACGGCAGCGAGCATAATAGCCCTGGGTCGTGGGCGTGCTCAGAATGCGCCAGTGGTGCACACATGCAGCCAGGGGTTTCATAGCATTGATTCCACGACATCTGGCAGCTGCTGTAGAACGCCCGAAGGCAGGTCAGCTTCCCTGGGGTCGCCCACCACGGGGGGCAGGGCATACCGCAGCTTCAGCGCCTCTACGACGTCGTGCCAGTCGAGGGCGGTGCCCCGCCACCAGAGGGCGGCTTCGGTCGCGTAGACACGACTGCGGGCCCGGGCATCTACTGGCTGCCATTCGCCTTGCCACTCGGTTAAGGGCCACCACCAGCGCAGGAGGCGATAACGCTCTAGTCGCGCTCCTTCGGTATAGGCCACGTATCTGCCTACGCCCACGACATACAGCCAGACTCGCCCGCCCAGCACGTCAACGCCCACGCTGGATTGGTCTTGGGGGCGCCACAGAATGTAGTAGCCGCAGGTGCAATACGGGTGGGGCGCTGGTGGCAGATGGTGGGGCGTGCCATGGAGGAGTTCCTTAATGTGCTGGCAGATGCCCCAGAAGCAGTAGTAGCATTGCGCCGTCAGGCTGGAATTGGCGGCGATATGTTCCTGGGGCGGTTTCCACTCTGGGTCATGCTGTAGATGGGTGTGGGCGATGTGCTCTACATAACCCAGGCAGACGGCTGGATAGCTAAGGCGCTGGGGCAAATGAGAGTGGCCCCGGATGCCTTCCAGGGTAACGCCCCCACACGTGGCACACCACACGGGCGTCATGACCCGCCAGCCCAGGACGACAGGCACGCAGTCACCTCCCGGCGGGCACCGGCTCTTTCTCAGGCTCGGGCGTGGGCTTGGGGATTTCACGCACCTGGGGCAAGGGGACACTGATGCCCACATCAATCTGCCGCCCGATCCGGGCCATCATCCATCACCTCCTTCTGACGCCAAGCTACCATCCACAAGAAGGGGGAGTCGCAGGCATGACAGAAGGCACGCCCATCTGGCGCGAAGAAGGCGCTGGCGCCATGCCGCTGCTGGCAGGCGATGACGTGGGCTCCCAGTATCGACCCCTGGGGGGTCTTAGCCATAGGGACGGCCATGACGATGTCGGGGCACCCTGGCACAACGGAGGCGGTGCGGGTGTCCCAGTGCACCATCAGCCCAGTAGCACCCCGGCGAGGCCAGAGCTCCACCAGGAGGTCGGTGGTGGGGCTGAGCGGCATGGCGTTGTCAAAGTCAATGAGCGCCTGCACCATTGTCCGGGCGTTTTTCGCTATTTAGCGCACGACGTTTGTTAACGCCTGTGCCTGCTCCTGCGCTCTAGAGGGCCACGCTCTCCCTTACGACCAGATAGCCCACGGCCAGCACCGCTTCCTGCCCCGGATCTATCCTGGCCACATCGTAATAATGGGCACCCACAGCCAGGGCGCGCGTCTCCGCCGCCGTGAGCGTTACCTCAAATACGCCAGCCGGCGCGTCCACTATCTGGGCCGTTTTCTGCGGGCCACCCCGTATGGCGAACCTGATACTCCATCCCGCGATGTTTGTAGCCGGCTGTAGCGTCCAGCGCAGGGTCACCGTCTCCCCCTGGTAAATGGTGAAGTCGCTGGTAGGAACCACCATTAACGCCATCACCTCCAGGCGCGATATATGGCCTTCCCCTCCCTGGCCCGCGAGTAACGGGCTGTCAGCGCTGGCTCTCGTAGTTTTGCCACACCATCCAGCCTCCTGTAGGCTTCCGCGAACGGGATGACCAGCAGCCGGCCGTGGCCGCCCAGCATGCCAGCGGCGATGGCTATTAGCAGCGCCGTGGCCAGCATGCCGCCCTCGCCGACCAGCGTGACACTGGCAGGGAGCACCTGCAGGCCCGTGGCCTGCATGCTGCCTTGCCCGACCAAGAGGGAGCCGACGGCCTCCGCGGCGGAGCCTGTGGCCTGGGCATCGCCCAGGCCAGGGAGCCAGCCCCCCGCCTGTAATATGAGCACCGCCAAGGCGCTAGCGTTGCCCTGGCCGGCCAGGGCGGCGGCAGCGACAGCGACGGGAAGGGCCGATGCCGCTAGAGCACCCGCGCCCGTGAAGCTGGCCTCAGCGACAGCCACCGCCTGAGCCGTGGCGCTGCCGCTGCCCTGCCCGGCCAGCACAGCACCGGCGACGATAGCGGAAAGGGGCGATGCCGCTAGGGAACCAGAACCTGGGAGGGTGGCCCCAGCGACAAGGACGGGCAGAGTTGACGCTGCCAGGTGCCCCGCGCCTGTGAGGTTGGCCTCGGCGACCGCTATTGCCTGGGCCGAGGCGCCCAGAGAGCCCAGCCCCTCCAGAAGGGCTGCCCCCGCGACGCCGGTGGCGAGGCTCAGGGAGCCCTGGCCCGCTAGGTTGGCGCTGCCCTGGGCTATTGGCGTGCCCGCCGCACCCAGGTCTCCTGTGCCGGCAAGCTGGCCCTGGGCCTGGGCTACAGCGATGGCGCTACCCGCCAGATGCCCGAGGCCTGAGGCGGCGGCCTGGGCGATGGCCACGTAGAGGCCAGCACCGGTGAGCTGTCCCAGGCCGGGCTGGTTGGCCTGGGCTATGAAGACGGGGAGCCCTGCCGCCGATTGAACGCCGGCGCCGCTCAGGCTGGCGCTGCCCTGGAAGACGGGGGCCGCCTCCTCGTACAGCGCCACCAGAGCGGAGGCGTGGTCGGCGATAAATAGCGTGGGGTCGCTGGTGACGCTCGTCGCGGTGGCTATCAGATACTCGCCTCGCGCCGCGATGTTGGTGGCGGAGCCACCACCCGTCGTGACGGCCTGGCCGATCTGTGTCCAGCCAGTAGTCGCCGTGAGCGCCGTCGTGCTGCTGCTCTCGCTGGCGATGCCTCTCATGAACAAGTACTGGCGAGAGGCCAGGCCGGCGAGAGAGATGGGCCCAGGGTCCACGCCGTCATCGGCCCGGCCAGCAGCGGCGGCGGTTCTCACGGTGGTGTCGGGGGCTTTGGCGAATCTGTGGCCGACGACGGCCTTGGCAACGAGGGGGGCGCGAAAGGTGATGGTGATGGAGCCAGTGGTGGGGAGCGTCGCGGCAGCGACGGTATACCAGATGGCGACCGTTGCCCCCGCTGCGGCGCCGCCCTGGCCATTGGTGAATTCGGCGGCCTTTTGCCAGGTGTTGCCTGCCGAGTCGCTGACGGCGGCGATGACGCCGAAGTCGCCATCCGTAGCGTCCAGGTTGTCGCAGGCGATGACCAGGACGCCTAGCTCGCCGGCGTTGAGAGCGGCGCTGGGCGCAAAACTGAACGATGACGCGCTGGTCTTGTGGGTGGCCGACGCGAAGGTGCCCAGCGAAGAGAAGGCCATTTTAACTAGCTGCGCGCTAGTCCAGCGTTACCGTCAGGTTACCGGGGGCGATCTCGAAGCTGGCGCCGGCGCTCACAGTCACGCTGGCGGTGAGGGCTCCCGTCCAGAGGCAGTTGCCCGCGGTGGGAGCGTCCCACAGCGCCACGTGGGTCACCGTCACCGCCGGCATGTTGTTCCAGCGCAGCAGGTTGGAGTTGGTCATGCTGCCGCCGCTGGGGGCGTTGAAGGTGACCTGCTGGCGGGCATAACCGCCGCCGCTGATCTCGTTGGCCCCCGTCTCACCAGGGTCGGCAGAATGTAGGGAGACGTAGACCGCTGTCGGGGGAGAGAAGGCCGTGCCGCGCAGCATGTGGTCGAGGATCTTGTTCTCGTAGTAATCGCTGATCGACATCCTTTCACCTCCTTCGCCAACGGATTAGCAAAAGCCCCAAGGCAATTAGCGCCTGGGGAAGGTGGGAGACGATGCCCAGCCAAAACGCCCGATCTGGCCGGCGGCGCACAAAAGCCCGGGCGATGCCTCGCCATCCCCACTCCTCGCCTGCCGCCTGAACGTGCTCATAGAGGGCGATAGCCATGCCCCCTATCCCAGGAATGGCCAGGAGGATGATGGCCGGTGTGACTGCCCAGTTATGACCGGCAAGCGCCAGGGCGCCCAACGCTAGGCCGCTCATGCTGAGGGCGAACGAAGGCGTCTGTAGCGGTTTCATCGCAGTGCCGCCGATAACGAGATGCTCACTACCGCTGCCAGCAGGGGCGCTACCACTGCCGTGAGCACAGGAATCAACCATTTGAGGGTGGCGATGCTGCCCCGCATCTCCGCTGCCCACTCCTCCAGGCGAGCCAGGCGAGACAGAAGCCCTTCGCCATCGCCATATATTGCATCCTCGAGGCGCAGGATGCGGGTCTCTAGTGACTGGGGGCTGGCGATCGCTTCCTTGCGAGGCATAGCGTGTCAGCTCCACCTAATGGGCTCGCGGGTGATGGCCCGCAGCACCAGGTTGATGGCCGCCAGGATCACCGCCTGGGTCTCAGGCGGCAGGGCGAATTCATGGCCGGTGACGCCCTGATAGATCAGGACGGCGGCGGCGATGAGGTTCACCCAGAACGTGCGGCTCCTATAGAACGCCTTGCCCATTAGCTCACCTCCCTTCCTTTTGGGTCAGCACCAGCCTTGGGACGCTTGCGCACAACGAACGTATGCACTACCGTGGTGTCGGGGTTGGACTGCGCATACGAGAGAGGGACAAAGCGCCCCGTCTTGGCATCCCGTGCCCGCACGAGTGCGTAGCCACCTTCTTCGTAGACCTTGTGCCAGAAAGCGGGGTCCTTGCGAGAGCCCTTGCCCATAAATCAATCACCTCCCTGGGATTCCTTCAGGCGCTGCAGAGCTGTTATCAAGATGTCGATTAGCTCTTTCCGCGACACCCCGGCGGCCTTGGCAGCTAGCTCCCGCTCCAGTTTGTCGATGCGCTGGACTAGCTGGGCGATCATGGCGTCCTGCATGTCGTCTTTGAGCGTCCAGGCCTCGCCCTTAGCCAGGGCACGATAGAAATCTGCCACCGTGCCCATCTTGACCTCCACGCCCCAGTTGGGAGCGGGAGCCTTCCAGAGCATTTGTTCATCCATCCAGGACAGATTCGGCATGCTATCACCCCACCAGTCCATGTCGAACGTGTTGAAATCGAACTCGAAAGCGCCCACAAGGGTAGTGCCTCCATATTGCTTCCCCACCACCCGCCAGCCAGGCGGGCCGTAGGGCACGATGTCCAAGTTGGGCCGCCCATCGTATTGCGCTGCCCACAGGGGATAATTTAGGAGCCAGGCATCCTGGGCGTTGTGCATGTGCCCTACCCAGAACCAGCGCCCCGTGTAGATGCAGGTGGGCCGGTGCTGGGCGCAGAGTTCGCATAAGCGTCTGACGTGCTCCAGTTGGATGCCCGGCAGCTCCACATCCACCGCCAGGCGGGATAGACGATCCCATTCAGCGCCGGCCGCCTGACGCCCCTTTTCGAAGCAGAGTTCGGGGGGATACCACGGGCTGGCATTGATGTAGCCAGCTGTGATAATGCCTCGCTCTCGCGCGCCCCGCAGGTTGTGCTCGGCTACCTGTAGCAGGGTCTGATAGTAGGCGTAACCGCCCGTCCACAGGCATTGCACATAAACGTGGGGCCGCCCTGGCAAGGCGCCCAGCACCGCATCCCAGTCGATGCGACTGAAGGAGGCATCGAGACCAAATCCCAGATGAGCCATCAGCTCTGCGTGCCTGGCGACAACTCCTGTGCTCGCTGGGATAACCGCTGCGCTATCTGCTGAGGTGGCACACCCTGCGTCAGGAGGGCTGCCATCTCCTGCAGGATGGCAGCAAGCCGCTCCTCCAGGGGGGGTGGCGGAGGTGACGGCGGTGGTGGCAGCGTCATATCCTCTTCTACGTATTCCTCCCGGCCATCAGGGTAACAGCGCAGTATAGTGACCCGAGGCATGCTCTCACCTCTCTAGCAGCTGATACAGTTCGAGGATGGAGAAAGAGCCGATGCCAGAGTTAGGGCTCACGACATCGACACGGGTGATGTCAGTGACGCTGCCAGTTCGCCTCGCCCAGGCCATGCGCCCGTAGTCACTCGTGACAGCCTGTGATACCACGAACACCTGCCCTGTGGCCAACATGATGTAGGAGACGGCAGCGAACTGGGCACCCCCCTCGACGAAGGCGATGAGCCCCGAGACGTTGTGGCGTGCGTTTGTGGTGAGCGGCGTGACGTTGCCAGTGACGCTGAACTCCCGTCCAGACCAGCTGGTGTCATCAGGCTCCCCATTCACACGGACAGACAGGGACGTTTCTAGCGTCAGTGCATTTTGACCACGTATGACGAGCTGCAGCGCTCCATCCCTGGTCATGTATAGCCCCTGAAACGAGACAGCGGTCACGGGGGTGGAGACTACAGCTCGTCCTACGAGCTGCCACCCGCGCAGGGCCTTTGGCCAGAGGGAGGTGGACCCGCTGGTCCCTGTGCCGCTGCGTGGCGTGATGGTGCCCGCCGTCTCGACGGTGATATAGGCGGTGGCTGCTGTGGTGCCGGCACGGCGGCGGAGGCGCAGGACGGCCAGGTTGTTGGTGTTATCCCAGGTCATCTCCAGCACCACATCGTTGGCCGTCACGTCCGCAGCGGACATGGCGGCGGGCGGGACATGCCACACTCCGCTGACGGCGCTATTCAGTGTCTGGAACTGATACGACTTGGTGATGGCGAGCGCTGGCACATCTACCACCATCCGCACGGCGGTATTGGCTGGCAGGCCCATGAGCTCGACGTAGTTGTTGACGGTGGTGGGGAGCGAGACCGTCATGCTGGTCGTGCCGCCCGCACTGCCCCCCACGGCCACGTCCAGCACCCGCCAGCGCTGCGCTGTCCCGTCGTATGTGAGGAGAGCGGCCTTGCATGTGACGTCGCCCCCCGTGGGGGTGAAGATGCGGTTGGCCGCGGCGCTGGCAGTGGACGCGTGGCGTATGGTCATGGCCTTGTCTGTGTCATTGAGTAAAATGAGGACCCTGCCCGCCTCGCCTCCCGTCAGGCCAGTGATGGCGAACGGGGCGGTGGGACCTGTGACGCGGACAATGGTAGCGTTGGGCACAGCGACGTCGTTGTTGTCGCCATTGGCCAGGTTAACCGTGGCAACGCCCCCCACCAGCCTGCTGGTATAGCCCCTCGGGGCCCCTGGTGTCACGTGGCCGCAGAGCTGGGGGTCGGGGCGTTCGTCGATGATGTTGCTCGCTCCGATGGCGGTGGTGCCGGCCGGAACCACTATCGTGGCGAGAGAGATCTCGTAGATGTCGCCTGCCCTGGTGAGGCTGGGCGGCGAAGGGGAGCTGCTGGCCACCCCCTGCACCACATCCAGCGCGATGGAGTTGGTGGCGTTGTTGCGCCTGAGCACCACCCTGTCCATGCGGGTGCCAGAGGCGGGGGCGGCGGCGATGGCGAGCGTCTTGGCCGTCGTCACCTCGGCATAGGCGCCACCCACCCAGGCAGCTCCAGGCTGGACCACCACGTTCATGCTGGGGGGCGAGGTGGGCACGACAGCGAGAGATGACGATGACTCCATGTAGACGCCATTGCCCGTTACCAGCTGCCAGAGGCGCTGCCACAACGCCTCCGTCATGAATTGCGTCGGTTCATCGAAGCCAAAGAGTCTGTCAACAGCTGGCATGAGTTACAACCTCCCTGCAACAGTTATGCGACGTGGAGAGCGTAGCAGGCGCTCCCATGGCTGCCTCTCCATCTCTAGCCGCAGCGTTGGTGTCACGCTCCCCTCCTGCGCCTCCCAGGCCACGCCCAGCACGCGCACGGAGGTGGCCAAGCCCAGCGCCTCCATCTCCAGCCGCACCACGTCTCCCACGAGGAAGCGTCCATACTCCTCGGCGAGGAGGGGCTGCCTGCTGCGCACCACCACCTCCGTCCTATCCTCCAGCACACGGGGCGAGAAGATGGCGGCGTGGCTTGCCCTGTCCAGATGCCAGACCCAGCCCATGAGGGCGCGCGCCCCCACTTCTTGGCACACCTCCAGGACGGTGGCAAAGCGCGCCTCATGGGCGATGGACGTTCCTGTAGGGAGAGAGCTAGCGATAACGATGCGGGGCTCACGACGGCTAGGGTCGTTAGGCGAGACAATGTGCCCTTGGACGTAAGCCGCCACCACTGCAGCCGGTGCCCCCACTGCCCGGTCAGCATAGGCCCCGGTGATGTCCACGTCCTGCACATAGCCCCCCTCAATGGCCATGGGTTCGCTCGCCGTCCCAGGCGGGGGCAGGACGATGCGATGTGCCAGGAGCCAGCCGGGGTCATGGGCATTCACCTCGATGGTGGGAGATTCACCTCCCCTTCCACTCGCCGCCAGGGCGGACAGCAGAGACGCATTGCGCAGGTCCTCCAGGGCCCTGGTGCGATAAGTGTCCACATCGCCGGTGTCCCTGGCATCTCGGAAGGCCTCCAGCCTGTAGGGTGAGCGTGGTGCTCCCTCGGTGGGGGCTAGCGTGTAGACCTGGACGGTGCGGGCGGTGCCCTCTCCCTGCCCAGCCACGTAGATCGCGGTGACGTGTTGCGACATATCCATTTCCAACTCAGCGAGCCCATCGGCGATGCGTATGCGGGTAACGATGTAGGTCCAGAAGGGCTCGCCGTCCCTGCGCAGCTCCAGCCACGCCCCCAGGAGCTGCCCGGCGCTGAGGGCCTCCACCAGGGGGCCCATGGCAGGCGCCTCCATGGATAGTTCGCCCACCCCCCAGAGCCTCACTGACCACGAGAGGCGAGAGATAGGCTGACCTGCGGGATAGAGCACAGCGATGGGGGAGGAGAGGTCGGGAGGCCACAGGGTGAGTTCCCAATCCATCACACCACTCCCAGATAGCGCGGGGTGAACCGCAGCTGGCCCCGCAGGGTGCTCTGGGCGCTGAAGCGCAGCGGGTTGGGACCGGGCAGGAGGGGCCAGAATCGCCCGCTCAGGCGGTCGTAGAGGTTACGACCGCCTGATGTTCTCGCTGTCCTGGCGCCCATGTCCACTGTCACCGCCTCGCCATCCCCCACGTCGTAGGCCAGGGCCAGCGTCGCGTTGAGCCCCTGATGTGAGAGGTCAATGGGAGCCGAGGCCGGGCCGTAGAGGATGATGGTCGGATGGGTAATCGCCTGGCCTGGGTTCTGCACCGTCAAGTTGACAGCGTTACCCTCAGCTAAGATGGCGAAGGGGATGGCGAAGGGGATGCTGGGCCCCCCAAGCCGAACCTCGGTGCTCCAGTCCTGCTGGACGAGCTGGCCCAGCCAGAAGGGGTCGAAGGCCTGCAGCTGCAGCTGCACCTCTGCCACCAGAGGCCCCTGATAGCGCACCGTCATGTCGGTTAGGCGGCACCTGAGGCTATAGGCGCCGTCGGCCCTGATGGCCTCCAGCCCCACCTCGGTGTGGGGCGCCAGCAGCGCCGCCAGGCGCGACAGGCGCTGGTGCCGCTCCTCCAGGGAGCTGGCAGCTAGCATAAGTCGTAACTCCACCTGCCTGGGGGCATAGGTCGTGCCCAGCCAGATGGCCCCATCCATACCTACGCCCCGCACCGCCTGGTGTTCGGGCGGGGGCATGGTTAGGCCAGCGGCATCGGTGAGGTAGTAGCCCTGAGAGCCGTCCATGAGCACCACCTCACTGCCGGCCACGAGGCGCAGGTCCATCCGTCACCACCCCGCCTGGAACAAAATGCGCCTGAGCACCCGCTCCACCTCGCCAGCCACGTCCCGCTCCTGGACGGTGATGTTGATAACGGGCGCAGTAGCTGCCGCAGGAGTCGGCGCTACCGAGCCCGGTCGTGCCGCCATCGCCTGCATGCTCGGCTGTGGCGCGGCGTAGCTGGCTGGTGACCTTAGCGAGGCGATGGTGGCGGTGACGCTGGCCAGGAGCTGCCGCAAAGCTGGGAGCTCTGCGGAGATGCCACTCATAAGCCCCTCCATGATGGCCTGTCCAGCGGGCACCAGGAGCTGGCGGTCATCGGTGATGGGCCCCTTCCAGCTGGTGATTTTGTTCTTGATGCCAACGAGGGTGTCGCGCAGGTCGCCCAGCTTGTCCGTAATGCCGCCAATGAGCCCCTGGATGAGGGCGCGGCCAGCATCCCAGAGCAGTCTTCCCATGTTGCCAAGGGCATCGAGGATGCGGCGAGGCAGACTCGAGACCCAAGACAGCAGGTCCTGTAGGCGGGAGACGGCGCCATCCTTGAGCGCCTGCATCCTCTCCACGACCCAGTCGCGCATATTGGTGAAGGCCTCCACCACCCTGTCCCGGATGCCGAAGGCGTTTGTGGTGAACAGGGCCACGAGGCCACCCGGCCCTAGCAGGATGAAGGAGGCGATGGAGACGATCTCCCGCCAGTTGCTCGCCAGGAAGTCCTTGACGCTGTTCCAGATATCTTGCAGCTTCTCTTGCAGCTCCTTGAAAGCTGCTGCCACCTGGTCCCGGATACCAAACGCATTAGTGGTGAACAGGACTACCAAACCGCCGGGGCCCAGGAGGAAGAGGGAGGCGATGCTGAGGATCTCCTGCCAGTGCTGCTGGAGGAACTCCTTCATCTTGCCCATGGCGTCGACAACCCGGTCACGGATGAAATCGAACGCCTGGACGAGCCGGTCACGCAGGTAGTCGGCTGCCTGCAGAACCCGGTCACGGATCCAGTCGAACGCCTGGACTATCTGGTCACGGAACATGAAGATGGCCACGCCCAGGCCTGCCAAAGCCAGCGCAATGGCTCCGTAGGGCCCCAGCGTCAGGGCCAGGCTCATCAGAGAGGGCATGACGGTGCGGATTATCGTCGACGCCAGCCCCGAGAGGGCACCAGCGATGCCGCCAATGATGGGTCCCAGGGGCCCCGCCAGCGCAGCGACTATCTGGAACGCAGGACCCAGCTGCTGCGCCAGCTCCGAGGCCCGGCCCATGATCTCGCGTCCCAGGAGTTGTAACTTCACCGTAAGGGCGGAGTCGATGGTCTGAGACGCCTGAGCGGTGGCGCCTTCGACTGCTGCCAGGTCCACCTTGAACTGCTCGAGGGACCCGCCCGACTGGGCCAGGGCGTTGGCGAGGGCAGGGCCTGCCCTGGTGCCGAACAGCTCCATGGCCACCTGGGCGCGCGCCGCTGGGTCCTCCATGGAGGCGATGGCTTGGGTCAGCACCTGGAACTTCTCGGCAGGCGAGAGGGCGAAGAAGGCCTCTATCTCGTCCCCCTGGAGGCCTATCGCCTCGGCCAGGGCCTGGAGCTTTTTCTGCCCCGTCTCGCTGGTATCAGAGAGGATGTTGAGGGCCTGGGTGAATGCCCGCGCTGTACCCTCAGCGTCGATACCGGCTGTGGCGAACAGGTTGATGTAGCCCAGGGCAGTGTTGATATCGAGCCCCAGGGCCTGGAACGCCGGCGCCATGCGATTGAGGGCGCCCAGGGCTCCCTCCACGCTGGTGCCGAACTCACGATGAGACACCACCAGAGCGTCCATGAGCCTCTGGGCATCATCAGCCGAGAGGCCCCAGGCGTCCAGCACGTCGTCGAAGGCTGAGACCGCCTGGACGGCGTCCATCCCTGTGACCTTGCTGAAGTCCAGATAGGCCTGGGTCAGCCGCTTCATCGTCTCAGCGTCGGCGGTGCTGACCCCCTGGAGGGTGGCCAGGGCCTGCATGACGCTGACGATGGACTCCCTGCTGTCGGTGTTGGCGCGGTACAGCTGGTTCAGGACCTGCGTCATGGCGCGCACATCCTCGGCCGAGGCCCCGGTCACGGCAGCGAAGCGGGCCATGAGCTCGTTGGTCTGGAGGACATCCTGGGAAAGCATCTGGAAGGCCTTGCCCAGGCCAGCGCCAGCCAGGGCGCCCAGGGCGGCCCGCAGCAATTGCGCGGACTTCGACGCGCGCTCCTTCTTCTCCGCCGCCTTCTCCGCAGCCTCGCCAGCCTGCTCTACGGCCTTTCCAGCCTGCGCAGCCTCCGCTTCCACTTTGTCTGCTGCAGTAGCCATCTCTTGCGCAGTCCCCGCCAGCTCGCGCATGGCTGACTGGGTGCCCTCGGCAGCAGGCCCGAGTCCCCGCAGGACATCCCTCACAGCATCAAGAGCCCGAGAGGCCTCATCCCGCGCCCGCAGCAGGAGCTCCAGCGTAGCGCTAGCTGCCATATCGCTTCCTCAACTTCCTCATCTCCAGCTCCTCCAGCTCCCGCCTGGCCTGCAGGATCATGAGCGCCCCCTCAATCCAGCGGAGGGGCAGGCGCGGCAGGTCGAATGGGGAGCAATGGAGGGCCTCGCACAGCTGCATCACAGCCGCCACATCAGCCAGCTCCGGCGGTATCTTCCCCGAAAGCAGCTGTATGCGCACGATTTTTCACATCAAGACGCCGGCTGGCATAGTAGCTGTCGACGGCGTCCATGAGGGCCCGCACCAGCCAGTCGGGCAGCCGCTCCAGGGCCCGCCTCTTCTGCTCGATGGTGTCGACGGGCACCTTGCGCCCATCGCGGTCCACGAGGCTCCAGTCCAGGAGGGCGTGCACCAGGAGGGCTCTCCTGGCGGCCAGCAGGTCCAGCTCCACCGGCACCTCGCCCGAGGTGGAGTTGTTGCTGCCCAGCACCATGCGGGCCCGTAAGCCCTCCCGCTCCACCGCCATGGCCACCCCGTAGGGGAGCTCGGCGTAGATCTCCACCCAGTCCTCGCTGTCCTTGAGGCGAGGGACGGGCAGGTCACGCAGATAGATGCGGTGACGGGCCTCAGGGTCGATGAAGAAGCTCTCCATGATGCCTCCTACGGCAGCGACGCTATATCGTTCTGGACGCGGATGACGAAGTCGGCGCCCAGGGCAGGGTCATACTCGCTCTTGAAGGTGAGCTCCATCACCGTCATGCCCTCCTCCGCCTCTGGCGGGAGAGCTCCGACCTCCCGCCAGCGCCCGAAGACATCTATCTGCACGAAGCGCTTGTAGGGGCCAGAGATGGCAGGGCCTTCGATGTGGAGGCGGAGCTTGCGGCGGGCACCCTGGGCAAACTGGGCCCACTCGGCAGCCCAGACGTTATTGAAGAGCCCACGGAGGGTGATGGTCAGCTCCCGGCGCTGCTCAGAGTGGGTGGCGAAGGCGAGGCTGCCCATCGTCCAGACGGGCGCTAGTCCCGTCTTCAAGCTCACCTCCAGGGAGACGATGACACCTGGCACCTCAGTCGTCCCATAGTTGCCTGTGGCATCGTCCACGTAGAGCTTTGTGTTCGCCATGGTGGCGATGTTGGCAGGCAGCTCCGGGAGGCCTGGCGTGAACCCCGCGGGCAGCTCCACCTGGCTGCGACCGAATAGGCTGGCAGACAGCTCCAGTCTCTCGCCAGCCTTGCCGCTGATGCCCAGCTCTGACACCAGACAATATGTAGCCCGCCACACCCGCACGTCGTCGCCGAACTCCAGAGTCAGGGTCTGGTGCTGCCCCGAGGTGGTGGCCGTGGGGGTGAACGTCCACAGCCTCACGCTGGGGTGATTGGTGGCGTCAGGCTGGGTGGGCGTCACACCACCGCGGACGCCAGCAGACAGGAGATGCAGCAGGGGCGCCTCGAAGGTGAGGGGGCCCTTATAGTCGGCCTCCCAGGAGTCCTTGATGCGCACAGCATCAAAGGCCCCCACCAGAGATGGCCGCTGCAGCTCTGCCCACTCAGGGCTGGGGGAGGGCGTCAGGTCCCCCACCCACTTGGCCGTAGCAGCCACGGCCACCCCGCGGGTAGTCTCCTTGCCGCTCTGGACTTTGTAGAGTGCGCCTATGCCCATGTCTACCTACCTCCCTTCCCGCTTTTTGGCCGCCCCTCAGCATCCTCGCCCTCGGGCTGCTGCTTGTAGCGGTAGAGGCCCGAGGCGACCTTGAGGCGCGCCAGCGCGTCATCAGGCTCGTAGTGGTCACAGGCGGGCCAGCCTACCACATATAGGCCGCCGCCCACGTATTCCAACTCAGCTCCCATCTCTATCCCCCTCCTCTCATGACTGAAATGCGAACGGCTGCTCCTCCCAGGCGACCAGCACCAAATTGGCCACCACGAACTCCTGGCCGGCCACGGTGATGGTGCCATGCTCCACTCGCTCCACCTGGGCATGGGAGGCGGCACCGCCCAGGGTGAGGGCCCGGTCGAAGGCATCCAAAAGACTCATGACCCACAGCTCACGCCTGCGCTGCGCCGTCTGGGCATCAGGTGCTGGTGGCAGGACGACGTAGACGTGGACGGTGTGGCGCAGCCGCCTGAGAGCCCCGCCCCTCTCGATGTCGGTGGCCACGGGCACCAGGACAACCGCTGGCGTCGCGGTGATGGCTCTGGGGGCCCCGATGTAGACAGCGCGCAGAGGCGGCTCCTCCGCCGGATGGGGCGCGCCCTGGACTATCGCCGCCGCCCCCTCCAGCACCTGCCTCAGCCCCATCACTTACCCTCCAGCGCCTCCCGGAGGGCCCGGGCTATGAGCTCCAGGGCCTCCTGCCCGTGCTCCTCCGCAGCCCGCTGGAACATGTGCGCACCCTTGGTGCCGCGTTCGGCGATGGCCCTGGCCACCAGGAAGGGCTCTATCCCATGCCTGCGGGCCCACCCCTCCAGTGCGGAGACGGGCGGCCAGTGAGGCCGGGTGCCCGTCTCCACGTAGGGCGCATACTCCACGTCGGTGTAGACCCGAGACCGCTCCTGGTCCAGGAGGCCCGAGCGGATGCTCGCCCTGAGCCGGCCCGTGTCCACAGGCGTCGCCTCCTTGATAGGCCCCTCTAGGGCGAGGGCCCCGGCCAGCAGGGCTTTGCCCAGGGCCTCCATGACGCGTCGGGGGTCGTAGAGGCGCAGGGCCTCCTCCAGCCCTCGCACCTCAAACTCCATCTCCATGTCCGTCACAAAGGCCGGGACGCCACCCGGCGGTAGGGATCTAGCAGCTGTCTCACCGTGCGGTCGGCCAGCACCAGCTGGTCAGCCGGGGATGGAGCCTGCAGGTCGGGAGAGCCCACGGGGCCGTAGAAGCCCGTGGTGCCGGCCCGGAACAGCCTGCTGGCGATGATGAGACAGGCCGTGCGGATGGGCTCGGGGTGCTCGCCAGTGGGGCAGTAGCCGAAGACGCCCTCCACCTCCACCACGCCCCGTCGGGTGGAAAACACGCGCTTGGGCGGATCCGTCGTCTCCACCCACAATTTGGGCAGGGCATTATAGGGCTGGAGGACGTATTCATCCGGCGCCCACACCGTCTCAGCCACCCCGTCCCAGTCCTCGTCAGTCCTCAGGGCCACGAGGGAGAGGAGGTCGTCGATGAACACCAGGTCAGGGCTGGTGGCGGTGTAGCGCCGCCGCATGGGCCCTGAGGCGTAGAACTGTCGCCCGCAGTAGCGGTCGATGGCCCGGGATGCCGCCTCCAGGTAGGAGGAGAGCAGGGCATCATGCTCGGTGGTGGTGATGTTCAGCAGCCCCGGAGCCTTGAGCTCCCCCAGGGTGGCGTAGGTTGGAGGCACGGCTCCCTACCTACCCCAGCTCGGTCTCGGTGCCCATGTCCTGGCCGCAGTGGCGGCATGCCACCCGGTAGAGCTTCCACGTCTGGAAGCCCAGGCGAGCCTCGGTGATGACGTCGACCCGCACGGGCTCGTGGCGAGCGCACTCCTGCAGCTGGCTCTGCTGCGAGGAGACAGCCTCGCCCTCAGTGCGAACCTCCTTGCGGCTTCTGCTAGCCATGCTCCACCTCCGTGATGGGGGCAGGCCGGGGCCCATGAGCCCCGACGCAGGGCCCCGGCCCTAGCCCCGCATCAGCTCGTCAGAGCTACGGGATGCCCGTGACCTTCACCAGGGCCGCCGGGTGACGGCTCTGGATGCCCACGCGCATGATGGCCCGCACGGCCACCGTGTTGCGGTAGAACGTCTGGCCGGCCTCGCCGGAGATGGCGATCTCCAGCCCCATGCGCTGCCCCACCACGATGTGGCGCATGTTCACCAGCCACAGCTCGTTGTCGGGCAGAACGCTGGTGGTCAGGACCCGCTTGCCCAGGATCCTCACCTCAGGGGCCACCATGAGGGACGCCATGAAGTAGTAGTTGTTGTTGGCGTCCTTCATGTCGACGATCTTCTTCTCCACCAGCGGGTCACACAGCCAGACGCACCGGTCGTCGAAGGGGATGTTGGCCGTGCGCAGGCGGAGACGGGCGGCAGTGAAGGCCTCAGGGGTGAACTCGGCACCGGCGGCGAAGGACTGGAAGCCCGGGATGTTGCCGATGCCCACGGGAGCGTTGCCGGTGCCGTTGCCCAGGAGGAACCCCTCGTCCTCCTTGAGGGCGAGGGAGGCGGCCAGGTCCTCACGCACCATCTGCTCCACGGACACGTCGGCGTCCATGAGCAGGTCCCTGGTGATGTGGACCAGGCCCGCCAGATCCTTAATCTCCAGAGCCACCTGGGCGAACTGCATGGCGCTCTCGGGGATGTCGGCGCCCTCGCCCACCCAGTAGGCGGTGGTGCCTGCCGTCACCCGCGGGATGAGGACGCGGTTGGAGCGGACGTTGATGATGGTGGGCCCAGCCTGTCGCACTACCGCCTGCTCCCGCAGCAGCTCGATGACCTCAGCAGCATACTCCGGGGGCACCAGGTAGCCGCCGGCGGTCTCCACGCCCTCCCGCAGCTGGCGCTGGGTGGCCTCCACCACCGTCTTCAGCTCGAACTCCGCGCCCTTCCAGTGGGCGGGGTCGGGGCCGTAGACCCGGTCCAGCACCAGGCCCCTGATGAAGCGGGCAAAGTGGAAGTCGCGGTGCTGCCGCTTGCGCCGCAGCTCCTCCATCTCCCGCTCCGTCTCATACTGCGCCCGCTCCAGCGCCTCGTCATCCTCCAGGAGGGTGAACCGCTCCTGGAACTGGCGCTGGGCCTTGGGCTCGGGCGGCCGCTCCACCTCCACCCCCAGGGCGTCGGCCAGCCCCTTGAGGGTGGCTAGGGCCTCGGTGGCCTGCTTCACGGCGTCGTGGATCATGTCAGTCATGCGCTACTCACCTCCTGCGTGAATTTGCTGGATTTGCTGGATCTTTGCGGCGATAGCTCGTGAGAGAGACGCCCCCGCCGCCAGGGCATCCCTCAGGGCTGCCAGAACGCGCTCTTCCACCTCAAAGTCAGCTCTCACCTCCTCCTCCTGTGCCTCTGGCTCTTCCACCTCCGGCTCCTTCTCCAGCTGGGCCAGCACCTCCTGCAGGAGCCGCACCGCCTCGCGGATGCGCTCCTCGTTGGCCCGCGACAGGACACGGCCCACCTTCTGGACAGGAGTCAGGGCCTCACGGAGTTCGGGTGGCTCCTTGTCGAACTGCCGGTAGTGGGAGGCCAGGTGCTCGTAGACCCGTGGGCGGTCCTCGTCGGGGATGTCCACCCCACCCCTGGCGCCCAGGAGGGCAGCCATGGCAGCAGCCACGCCCCGCCAGACCACCTTCCCGTCGCTGGGCCGGTGGTGGGGGAGCTTGAGATCGCCGAACCGCTCAGGCGGCATGCTGGCCGCCCAGGCGAAGTGCCCGGCGATACGCCGCTTCTCCGCCTCCGACAGGTCCTCCCAGGACTTGTCGGTGAAATCGGAGAGGGTGGGAGCCTCCCAGGGGGTGTCCTCGGGCGCCGTCTCCCGGCTCACGTCCCTGGGCACCACCCCTCGCTGGACGGGGACGAAGATGCCATCCCGCAGCTGCCAGGCAGGCAGCTGGGCCAGGCTCAAGTCCCCCAGCTCGGGGAGGCGTTCGCCGTTGGAGAGGGCACGGTAGATGGCCACCAGGGCGTCGGGGTTGGCCGGCACCACGACGCAGGAGATCTCCAAGAGCTCCTGCCGGTCGTAGACCCGCACCGTGCGCCCATCGCGGGCCTCGGTGTGCCACTCCAGGGGGATGAAGCCCACCGAGACGGCATGCAGATACCCGTCCCGGTAGAGGCGGAACACCTCCTCAGCGAAGGGGTGGTCGGCGAACTGGATGGTGGCGATGAGCTGGCGCCCCACCACCCGCACGTCCAGGGCCCGGCCCACGGGAGGCCGGGAGTAGTCGTGAGCCCAGGGCACCACGGGGTTGCGGAGGTAGTTGGCCAGCTCCCACCCCGCAGCCCGCACCACCTCGCCGAAGCGGTCGACCGTCTCATCGGAGGCGACCACGGTCATGGTGCGGGTGAAGGGGTCCACGGCCCTCACCTCGCGGGAGGGCCTATAAATGCGCTGGCCCGGGGCGCTTCCCCGGGCCAGGCCAGCGTCTTTGACTTCGGCAGTCATCTCATCTCCTCCCTCCTCTCAGCACTGGCGCTACTGTGCAGCGGCAATTGATGGTCTCCTCTGGGGGTCCATCGGGGTCGCCCGGGAACATGAGGGCATGCCCGCCCACGCTAAAGGGGGCGTCCACAGGCACCTCCTGCCCATGGGCCTCCCGGTGGGTGTCGCGTGTGCGCTCGTCCAGGGCGGCGATCCAGCGCTTCATCTCCACGAGGCCCGACTGGCGGTAGGCCTCCACGTGGGCGAAGTTGCTCGCGCCGATGGTCTCGGTGCGGGCGATGCGCTCGGCTCGCACCCGGCTGGCGAAGGCGAACACCTGCTGCACCCGCTCGGCAAGTTTGTCGGTGCCCTCACCCTCCCGGATGCCCTCGGCCAGGGCCTCCTTTATCTGCTGGAACGTGGTCTCGTTGACCACACGGGCCAGGTGACGTTGGCGCTCGAAGAGGAAATCACGCACCCGGCGATGGGATGGGTTGAACTCCACACCCAGCTCGTCCGCCACCCAGGCCCCCTCGTCCTCCACGATGGAGCGGAGGATGGGCCCCAGGAGGCGGAGCCACACCCTCACCTGCTCGTCCAGGTCGAAGATGAGGGAGGCCAGGAGGTCAGGGTCGGGGCCCTGTTTTTGCCCCAGGGCCTCCCGGAGATTGCGTAGCGTCTCCTCCTGCTGGCGCTTGAACTCCCGGCGCAGCCGCTGGGCGAAGCTCCGCTCGTGGCCCTCGGCCCGCTGGGCGAAGCCCCGCCATCGCACCTCGTGAGCGGGGGAGCCGAACTCAGCTGTGGCGTCCACCAGGGCAGGGACGGCGCGGGCAGCCACCAGCCTGGGCGCCCTGGCCTCCCGCACCTCTGCCGCCATGGGCACGAGGGTGGCGGGCAACAGCAGCACATCGCCGTCAGCCAGCTCGGGCAGGTGGGGGTAGAGCTCCCGCCGGGCCTCATTGAGCGTCAGGATCCCGGCCTTGAAGTCCTCCCGCACCATCTGGTGGCGGGCTGAAGGGTCCTCTAATTTGCGCTCGATGGGCGAGGCATCGAAGGTGAGCTCCCACGTCTCCTCCTGCGGGGCGAAGAAGGGGACAAGGCTCCAGGTGAGCTCCTCGGCCAGGAAGCCCAGGAGGGGGCGAACGGTGTATTCCAGGAACCAGCGCCCCTCCTCCCGGGCCGTGGCGTAGTTGGCCGCCTGGGATGCCCCCGCCACCGTGGGTGGCACACCGAAGATGGCGCAGATATCGATGCGGCTGAGCTCCATCTGCTGCACGAACTCGGCGTCCTTCGGAGGGATGGCCATGGGCTGAGGCTTGATGCCGGCCTCGGCCACGAGCCACCGGAAGGCGTTTTCAGCACCCGTAAGCGCCGAGCGCAGCTGCTGGACTAGCATCTCCCGCTGTTCATCGGAGAGAGGCTGGTCGGTCACGAACACGCCTCCCAGGCGTGCCATGTTGCGGAAGAAGGCGCGGTTGTAGTGCTTGGCCGACAGCGACAGGTTGATGTCCAGCCTGGCAGCGGAGATGGGCGATAGCCCCAGCACCTGCGACCGCGGGTTGAAGAAACGGAAGTGCACCACCCGCTCGGAGGGCAACCGCACCAGTTGCCCGTTGACCCGCCAGTCGTAGCCCGCCACCAGGCGCACGGGGTCGGGCACAGGCGTGACGCTCTGCGGCGGGAGCCAGTAGATGGCCTCGGGCCGCTGCCGCCCATCCAGGAGCCAGTAGGCGTTGCCCCACAGGAGGAGTGACGACACGGTGGCCACCATCAGGCTGCGGTAGTTCATGGAGTAGGGGTTCACATCGCGCAGCAGGTCCAGCAGGGGCGACTCGGGTATGGGCTCCCGCGTCCCGTCGGGCAGGAGGCGATGCAGACGGGGCAGGGCCTCGGCGCAGTGCATGGCCACGATGGAGACGCAGCGGTAGACCCACAGCTCCAGCTGATAGGCATCGGCTGCGCCATCGTCCCCAGGCCTCACCTCCGGGGCGTCGGGCAAAAACGCCCAGGAGAAGAGGGAGCTCGAAAACCTGGGACCCTCGGCCTGTCTGCGCCGGAGCCGTAGCCGTATCTCCAGTGGGCCCAGCCTCATGTCTCACACCAGCGTCAGGCGCGCTGCTGCGCCCGCCTGTGCGTAGGTGATGGCATAGCGCAGGGCGTCCATGAGGTGGTCGTTCTCCTTGTGGGGCTCGTCCAGCACCTCCTCGCCCCGCGTCTCCCAGCGGTAGGACTCCCACTCGTCCAGGAGATGCGTGAGGCCCCGGAAGACCTTGAGCCTCCCCTCAGCCACCAGGCGATGGACGGCGTCGATGCCCGCCCTCACCGGCAGGCGGGGCGCCGGCACCACCGGCAGCCCCAGGCGCCGCAGCTCCGCCAGCTCCTGAGCTGCCGAAGGGTCGCCAGCGAAGGCTATGGCCCCTTCCTCCTTTGCCCAGGGCAGGAGGGCCCGGGCATGATCCGAAAGGAGACGCTCGCGCTCGTAATACTCCCGGATGGCATACCAGACGCCATCGGGGTCACGGGCCAGCAACACCGCCGCCGTGGGGTTGTGGTAGCCCAGGTCCAGACCAGCATAGCGGGGCCACTCGGGCGGCACCGGGAAGGGGTCGACAACCTGTGGGGGCGGGTAGACCAGCCCCTCGGGGCGGGTGAACTCGCCCAGGAAGAACATGCGGAACTTCCACTCGGGCAGGGTGCGCCGCATGCGCTCGAACTCCTCCCGCGGGTAGGCAGGGTTGTCCACCGACGCCCACTGGACGACCTCGATGTCGGGGTCGCCTGCCTTCCAACGGTCGTAGACCTCCGTCTTGAGCCAGTTGAGGCTGTAGGGGGTGGTAGTGATGAGGAGCTGGCCCGAGAGGTAGGCGAGACGCCGGCGAGCTACCTCATACATGACGAGGGGCATCTGGCCCGCCTCGTCCAGCCAGCCCGCCCGAGCATGCAGCCCCTCGATGGAATAGGGGCGCTCGGCGGAGGCGAAGTGCACTACGGCGCCCGTGCGGAAGCGGTAGATCATCTCCCCCTTGAGGAGGACGCCCAGTCCTGCCCGAGCCAGGCCCAGCTCATCGTCGACGAAGCGGATCCACGAGGGGAGGACGACGCGGGTCAGCATCTTGTAGGAGGGGGAGACGGCGAAGAAAGAATCACGGGGGTGCTCCGCCACGCGCGCATAGAGCCAGCGCACCCCGAGCCAGGTCTTGCCGCCGCCAGACCCGGCGATGGCCGCCACCACCCGGGCCCGACTGCGCCAGGCCCGCATCTGGGCGGGATGCAGCTGAATGCGCAGCGTCGACACCTACACCACCTCGATGGGCGCTCGCCCAGGGCCCCAGTCACGGTGCTCCGAGACCGCCAGCACTCGCCGCCACACCTGCCGCGCCATGTAGGTCGCCCGGTAGGAGGGGGAACACAAAAAGCACTTGGAGGCAGGGGCATCAGGGCCATGGCCATGCCCGCCCTCCTGCGGCGGCGCCTCCCCCACCTCCACCACTCGCGGCAGCTCCACCACCGTCAGGCGCGGCCCCTCGGCCTTGAGCCCTGCCCTCTCCAAGAGCATGTCTGCCGCCCGCAGCCGTTCCGTGAAGCGCTCCGCTCGCAGCCCCTCCAGGATGACCTGCACAGCCGCCGGCGCATGGCCCGCCAGCATGGCCAGCGCCATCTCCCGCATGGCATAGAGCTCGCGGTCCAGCGCCCGCCGCATACGCTCGTCCGAAAACCAATGACGCACCGTATCCACCGTGACCTGCATGGCGCGGGCTATCTCGGGATAGGTGGCGCCAGAGAGGAACAAGGCGAGGGCATGATGCATGCGCGGGGGCAAACGGTCGGGGTCGGCCCGGGGACGGCCACGACGACGAGGGCGCAAAGAGGCCTCAGGCATGGACAAAAATGGACGAAAATGGACGATAATTGATGGAAAATCCGTGGGGCATCACAAAGACTGAGGGCCGGGGGTCACCCGGCCCTCAGTGCTCACACCTATCCAGCTAAACACATTATAGCGCTTTCACTGGCCAGCGCTCAACGGGTAGCAGCAGGGAGGCTCCTCTGGGGGCTCGCCCTCGCCCTCCATCGCCCACAGCAGCAACTCTAGCGCCCAGCCCCACAGGTTGCGGCGGCAGGGCTCCTCCATCTGGCGCCACCACCCGGGCCGGAAGCGCCGCCCAGGGTACAGGCGTCCACGCAGCAGCTGGGCCGCCTGGGGTGCCAGCTCATCGAGGAAGGCTAGAGCTCGCTGGGCATCCCACCACAGGAGGCGGTCTCCACGGTCAAGGCCAGCGCTGGGGCGAAAACGACCGGAGATGAGGTCGTCCAGGCGGCGGGAGCTCATGGCAGGCTCGCCATCAAGGGCTACACGCGCGGCTATAGACCGCAGGCGGGCATAAAGAGCCTCAGCCCGCACAGACGGGTATTGGGCCACACCCGTATTTTAGCGAAACTGCCAGCTTGTTAGCTACTAATGCCCGTTTGTTGCGCTCTCTTTCTTCGATACCACGCCTTCCACCGGGCCAAAACCTTGTCCCGATGCCTGTGATAGTAGTTCCGCCACGTGGCCCGCTTCTGGCATCGCGGGCTGCAATAATTTTGAATCGCCCAACCCTCGAAAGCGGCCCCGCACTCCACACACACTTTGTGATGCCGCTTCCGCAGCGATGCTAGTAATCGCCCCAGTTGCGAATGCTCCTCAGGCCACATACGCACCACCTCCGTTTCCATGGTAACACACTCCGAGGGGAACGCTGCCACCCTGTTAACAAACTTTTAACAAAACTCGTTGGCGGAGGGCTTGACAAACAACTGACAACGCTTCACACTAGTAGTTGAAGACAATGATACAGGAGGGAGGAGCGATGACGGACAGGATTCAGACCCGGGACACCGAGTATGGGCGGCAGGTCACCTGGCAGTGCACCCGCTGCGGTGCGACAGTCACCCTGGACTTCTACACTGCCGAGAACGAGATTTTTGTGAATGGCGAGAGGTCCCACTTCGAGTGGGCCGCGAAGATGATTGGGCAGCAGGTTTGCAGGGACTGCCTGGGCGACATCATCCGCGAGGCCGCCCGCACGGGCAGGCTACCCAGCGGCTGGAGGTAGGGGAGGTGGTAGCGATGGCGGTTATGGATTACAGCCTCCAGTGTATGCTAGCTGAGCTGTTCGGGATGCCGACTCCATCGCGAGAGGCGGTGGAGGCGGCCATGAAGGAGGAACGGGCGACAGGGCAAGCGGCCAGAGTTCTGGCTGCCCGCTCTGCAATTCTGCGGCAGTTCCCAGCCTGGATGCGTCCGCATGTCCTCCCCGTCGACGCCACTGCCAGCGAGGCAGGGAGGATGCTATCCTTTAGGCGTCAGCCCCGGGCACGTTGGTGCGCTTGGTGTGGCGCATCGACGTGGAGCCGGGCCCGGCGGCTCTACTGCAGCCGCCGGTGCGGGCGCAAGGCGCGCTTGGCACTGAAGCGTGTGGGCTGGGAGACTCCTTATTGAAAAAGCCTCGACAGGAGGTAAGAGGATGTATCTGGGACACGTATTGAGAGGCCAAGAGACGCAACGGCCCTGCATCCACGGCCGGAGGCTTACCCTCCTGGACGACGACCCGGGCGGGGTGGTGGTGGCAGGGTGCAAGGAGTGCCGCGTGGAGTGGGAGCCAGCCGGCGACGGCCTGGAC